GCGGGCCTATAGGGGCGAACGTTGTTGCGCGGTGCGCGGCGGCCGGTGGGCTTGATCGAGTTGCCGGGCTGAGGCCGCGGGAGGGTGCCGGTGGGCCTGATGCCGTTGGCTGACGGTTTTGACAGTTTGCCCGGCCGCCGGCCGATGGTGCCCGCGGTGGCCTGCCCCTTGGCCTTGGCCGTCACCGTGGCCCGCTTGCCTGAGGTCTTCTTAATCCGCCCGCCGCGTGCTGTGGCCCCGGTGCTGGAGAACCGCCCACGGGAGTCCCGTGGTTGCCGTCGTGCCCCGCCCCTGGCCATCCACCCGCCGCCTGTCCCTTAGGTTTCCGGCAACCTGTGGCAACAGCAGCGGTCGCATGGACGTGGCAGAGGCGCGTGAGCAGCTGGTCACGGTCTGGTGGTGGACACGGGCCGGGGCAAGTTGCCGCAAGATCCACCGCGATGACGTGGAGGAGGTGCGGCAGGCGCTGCGGGCCGAGGGTGCGGATACGTGGGTGACGGGGCTGATCTTGACCGGCTGCTAGGCAGACTGCCTGCGGCGCAGGGGATCTGCCTGCGTTGTTAAGGGAACTTCTCAGTTGAGAGGTTGCGCAAAGTACGCTGCCCCGTTCGCGGTGCGGTGGGCTCATGATCGTCGGCTTTGCCAGGGTCTCGACTGAGCAGGCCGACCAAGACCTGAGCATTGAAGCCCAGGTGCAGCAGCTGCTGGATGCCGGCTGTGACCGGGTGATCCGCGAGCGGGCATCTGCCTTCAAGGATGGCGGCAAGCGTCCCGGCTGGGACGAGCTACAGGCGCTGGTGGCCTCGGGTCAGGCCCGCGAGGTGGTGGCCGTTTCCCAGTCCCGCCTGAGCCGGCGCGGGGAGGATGTGCAGTTCCTGCGGATCTGTGCCCGCCGTGGCGTCACGGTGCGATTCCTAGACGGCACACCTGGGGACATCAGCGACCCGGCTGCCCGGCTGATGACCGGCGTGATGGCCACCGTGAACGAGGTGGACAGCCAGATCAAAAGCATCAACATCAAAAACGGCCTAGACCGGCGGAAGGCAGCCGGTCACTACGCCTGCGCCAAAGTGCCCTACGGCTACGTCTACTCAGGCGGTGCCGTGGTGCCCAACCCGGAGACGTTCACGGATGCACGGCTCCTGTGGGATCAGCTGGTGGCGGCCGAGATGAACGCCGTGGCCGTGATCCGCCAGCACGGGCGCCAATGGAGCCCGCAGGGCCTGTACGACTGGATCGAGCATCCAATCCTGCGGGGCGTGGTCAAGGGGAAGGCCAATGCCGTAGAGCCCTTGATCACGTGGGAGGAATGGCGGGCCGGAATGGAACACCGCAACAGGCGCCGCAGCGGCCGAACGAGGGCACCTAGGACCGTGCGCCTGTTCTCTGGCCTTGTGCGGTGCTCAGGCTGCGGCGGGTGGATGCACTACGCGGAACTGGAGCGGAAGCATCCGAGGTTGAAATGCACGGCCCTGTTGTGCCAGTGGTACAGCCGAGGGATTGCGGTGTGGCGGGTCAGGGCTCAGGTGATTGAGGCCTTGCGGAGTGCCAGCGACGGGCTGGGGCGTGTGGCCGCAAGTGCCCCGGTGCCAACGGTGAGCGCAGAAGCAGCGCAGTGGCAACAGCAGCTGGAACAGCTACGGCAACTGCAGGCGCAGGGTGTGCCCGGGCTGGAGCGCAGCATGGATGAGCTGGAGCTGAAGCTGCTGCAGCCGGCTCCAGCATCAGGCCTTGATGCGGGCCGGCTTGCGGCGCTGTTTGCAGTGACTGGGGCTTTGGAGGGTGCCAGTGAGGGGCAGCTGCGGGCGGTCCTGCTGGAGTTCGTGCAGGAGATCGTGTACGTCGGGAATCCCGCTGAGGTCAAGGTCAGGGTTCGCCAGGGCCTGTAGGGCGATCTGCCGAAGGGCGGTGCGGGCATCCATCAGGGGGATGCCTCCGGCAGCGGGATGGCGGAGGCCGGGAGCCAGGCAACGGGCTGGTTATCCATGTCGCGCTCGGGAGCATCCGCCTCCCACTGCCAATAGCCGCAGAAGTGCATGGTTTCGGGATACCACCACCAGCACCTCCCCTCCCCATCGCAATCCGCCTCTGTCGGCAGCCGCTCCGCCACCGGAATGGGGCGGGGGTGGTCCGCATCAATGAAGGCCCGAGCCTCGGCAATCAGGTCCAGCGTTTGCGGGTTGCTGTCGTGCAGTCGTGCCAGTTCAGCGGTCAGCCGCAGGATCAGTTGGCGGGTTGCGTCGAGTGGTGGAATGTGGCGGGGGTGGGCGGTGCCGAAGCGGGCCAAGACTGCGCGAAGGCCGGCGACGGTTGAGGCTCGTTCCTCTCTCTTGGGCCAGTCGTCAGCCGGCCCCTCGTAGCAGAACTCCCGCCGAGCTTTTCCGTAGGTCTTGAGCAGATCCTCATCCGTAGGCCCCACCTCAGCCACCGGAATGGGGCGGGGGTGGGTGGTGCCGTAGCGGGCCAATACATCGCGGGCGGCCTTGCGAAACTGAACCCGATTGATCCGCAGTGATCGTGCCGACTGGCCTGATGTGGCGCAGGCCACGTCGAAAAGCCCGTCTAATGCGCCATCACTCGGCCCCACCCCAGCCCCCTCGGCCAGGGCGGTGCGGGCGCGGAAGATCAGATCCATCTCGTCGTGAGTGAGAATGTTGCGGTTCTGCAGTGCAGACTTCAGCTCGGCGCACAGGGCGCGGAAGTTAGTCATGGCGTTGCGTATGCAGGACAGTGGCGGGCGTACGTGCCCTTCGATCGGCTGGCCTCGGGATACTCCAGCCCGCACCTGTGAACCCAATGGACGCAGGTTGCGCAGTTGAGGGTCCGTTGCCGGTTGCGGTAGTTGCGGTTGTATTCCCGCTGCCGTTCCCGCTTGGCCTCCAGCCGCCGGGCCTCCTCTTCCGGGCTGAGCTGTGGGCGTTGGTTGCCGATCAGCTTGGGCCGTGGGAGGTCGCGGAGGTCGTGGTCACAGTGGGCCCAATCCTTCCACCGCACGATGCGTGACACGCTGGCATCGTGGGTGTTGAAGCGTTTGGCGATCTGGCAGATGCTCTGGTGCTGCAGCAGGTGCAATTCCCGCATCTCCCTGACCACGGCCTCGTTCCAGCGTGCGTTGGGGTTGTGGGTACCTTTGCCGTAGCGGTGGCGCTGATGGCGGCGGGTTAGCTGGAGGATGCGCTCTGGTACTAGGTGCTCAGAGTGGACGGTGGAGGTGAGCTTGCCTACGGTGATGCGGATGGCTTGGTCTGGGAGGCGGTCAACCTGCGGGGCTGGTTTGCGGTAAACGGTCATCGCACGTCGATAGCTTTGCTGCTGAGTTCCAACTGGGCGATGCGCCAGCCCTTGCCATCCGCGTCTGCCACCTCGTAGTGCGGGGCGTAGATGCCAACAGTGGAGAGGTGCAGCAGGCGGCGGGTGATGATGACCGGCTCGCTGTTGATCCAGCCACGGACGTAGGCACGCTTGCCCAGCTTGAAGCGGAAGCGGGTGTCGTCGTCGTCGGCAATGAGCAGCTCAGGCGCTGCGGTGGTGGTGTCGGTGGTCACTTGGAAGACAGGCAAAGGACACGGGCCAGGGTTTCGGTGTAGAGCACACGACACACCAACCACTTCTGGGGCAGGAAGTAGACGGCTAGGCCGATCTGCAGGGACAGCACGGCGCAGACGAGCAACAGCCAGGCGCGGTTAGTCATTGGGCAAGGGTGCGATAGGTGAGGTAAGCCATGTCCCGGCGGTGCTGCTGTTCCTTCTGATCAAGGGACACGGCGTACCAGGCCAGGAGGAAGGTGCCCACGGCGAAGACCGTCAAGGCTCCGCGATAGGTAAAGGCCTTGGCAAAAGCCGCAGCACAGCGGTTGGGGCGGCGAGGCGATGCAACGCGACGTGAACGAGGCGCAGCGGCACGAATACGGGCGCGAGCACGGGCATTACAGAACGGAGGAAGCTCAGGGCTCATTGGTGGGTCGGCAGGATGTTCAGGACGGTGGTGCCGTTGTGGATGGCCTCAAAGCGTTCTGAGGCGAGTTGGGCGTCCCAGTCGTCAGGCGTTACCCAGACGGTGACATCGTTGATGCGAACGTCTGGGGCGCTGCGGGCAGGGCGCTGGTAGGTGATGACGTAGGCAGGCATCAGACCTCCCCCCGCGCTGCGGACGGCAGGACAAAGAACACGTCCTCGTCGCTGTCGGTGTCGTCTTCGTCAAGGCCGCCGGCCTCTAGCAGGGCGAAGTAGGCGTTAGCCCAGCCCAGGAACTGTTTGTCCCCCCAATAGCTGCTGAAGGCGCCGTTCAGGTAGACCCAGTAGCTGGTTTCCCCGAGGCCGCCGTGCTGGATGCGTGGCTCAAGGCCTGCGGTTTCGCAGGCGTCCATGGCGTCGTCAACGGTGGCGAACATCAGACCAGCTCCTTTGTGCGATCAGGGCAGGTGGATGCGGAGTGGATCACGGCGGCCAGCTTCTGGGCCTGGCCGCGCAGCTCCTGCACCCAGTCCTTGTCCATGGGGCGGGACTCGTCCCAGGCGTTGTCAGCAATGGCAGCGGCCACTGCGTCGGCAGCGTCCAGGAGGGACTCCAGCAGGGGCACCAGCGGCTGGTTGCGGCTGCTGGCAGCGGGGCGGCTGCCACCACGCTGGAAGGCCTGCCCGAGGGGAGAGGCAACGGCATCCCGTGCGGCCTGGAGAACCAGATCGGACAGGGCGGATTCGCATTCGATGGTCATGGGTTTGGAAAGCGGAGGGACAGGAGTCAGCGGAAACCGGAGGCAGCCCAGGACAGGGCAGCACGCTCATCGCGGGCAGCGGTGACCTGTTCGCAGAGGATCGCGTCGGCCACGGTATCGATCTGGTCATTCAGGCCATCGAACAGCAGGGAGGCCTCAACGGAGTCGGCCAGATCCCAGAGCTGATCGCTGATCTGATCGCCGTAGGCGGACTGCAGCCGCTCGGCGATGAAGTCTCTAAGGGTCATGGGTGGTGGTGGGTGCGGGGCGGGAGGTCCGCCTGTTGGAACTGTAACCCCTGTCCCTCGGCTTTGGGAGGCGGATTGTTGCATCTCGTCATACGGCCTTGGGAAGCGAAGGGGTAGGCTCCGGGAACTGCCGCCGTGGGGCGGCCCGCAACCACCACCGACCAATGGGACGCAAAGGCGCCAAGCACTGGACGCAGGCAGAGACTGAGCTGCTGCAGGAGCTTGCCGGGGATCTGCCCCTAGGCATGATCGTGAGCTTTTGGAAAGGGGAGGCCGCCAGGCGTGGGTGGCCGCAGCGGACCCGGCTGGCCATCAAGGAGTTCCTGAACCATCACGGCTACAGCGTGGTGCCAGTGGGGTCGTGGATCATGCTCAGCGGCCTGAAGTCGCTGGGGATCACGCAGTCAGCCATCAACCAGTGGTGTCAGAGCGGGCTGCTGCAGTCGCGTCAGACGCACCCTTACGGGAAGCGGTTCATCAAGCGGCGGCACCTTGTGAGGCTGGCCAAGGAACAGCCCTGGCGGTTTGGGGGCTGCAGCGCGGATGCACTGTTTGAGGTGCTGGAAAACCGTGAGCTGGCGGACCGGATCGCGGCTGAATACCCGTTCCGTCCGAACGTGCGGCGGCGGGTGCGGTGCGTGGATACCGGGGAGGTGTACGGGGGTGCGAGGGAGGCTGCGGAGGCGCTGCACTGTGACGTGTCCACGATTCAGTGGTCAGCGCGGACGGGCCGGCGGTCGCTGGGGCGGCGGTGGGAGTGGGTGGCAGCCTGAGGCCTGTTGTGGCTAGGGTTTCTGGGTCGTTTTGCACCCTCGTCCAAGAGTCCGTCATGGAGGCAGGCGGTGAGCCCTAGGGCGTTCCCCTAGGGCAGCCTCTACCTCAGGCGGCAACCATGGCGAGTAGTTCTGCGCGACGGAATCGCTTGGAGCGGATGCCGGTGAGTTCGCGTAACTGCCGGACTGACAGGTGCGCCAGCTCATCGAACAGGGGCGCCACGGCAGGCGGTGCGGGCACCGGGGCAGGCTCAGGGGCGGCTGCGGGTGCAGGGGCCTCGGGGCGGACCCAGAGGGCCACCCAGCAGGCACTGAGCCAATCGTTCGCCTTGTGAACCGCAGTGCCGAGGCCTTTGCCCAGCAGGTACAGGATGACCGCAAAGGTGACGATGCCACGGCTGACGAGGTAGCCGATCAGTTCCCAATCAAGCTGGGCCCAGAACCAGCGGAGTGCCAGCCAGACGTGGCCTGCGATGCGGCCAGCGTGGGCGGGGATGGTGGATTTCATTGGTGGTGGGTGCGGGATCCGGGAGGCCTCTCAGTGCCTGCGACCGGGTGGATGTGCCGGTGGACGGGGCAGCGCCTGCGCGTCCTTCGACTCCCCCATTGTCGCCATTGGGAACCCCCATGCCCCGCCGCTGTCACAACTCGACACAATGCAGTGGCGAGGGGGCTCTAGGATGGCTGGGCAGTAACGGGTGGTGCCGACTGTCTCTCCTTTGGCTGCCTGGTGTGGTCGGGGGAGGGTGCGGACGGAACCCCTGGGGAAGCCTGGGGGTTTCGTTGTAGGCACCTACAACTGAACGATCGTGATGATCGCCCCAGGCAGCTCGTCACCCACGCAGTACCGCTTGGAGATGTTGGCCGACGTGATCCGTGCGTCATCCTCAAACAGGATCCCGCTCAGTGCATCCTCGGTGCTGCGCTGCAACTTCGAAACGTCAGGCTTGACCGAGTGCCACCGTGGCGCGGAAGGCTTCAACCCGCGTTTGCCGTAGTGGCCCTTGGGACGGGCGAACAGGAACACGGCTGACATTGAAACGGGGCCCCTCAGCAGAGAGGCCCCGGAGGCTGCGGCAGCTTCGGCAACAAGGATGCGCCAGGGCTTCACGCCTCGGCACGACTCGATCATCACCCCACCGCCGACGTGGCGCTTGCTCCCCTGTGGCTGGGGAGCCATCCCCGAGACTCGGAAGGTGATGGCGTCAGCCACTCATCAACCTCGACCGGCGCAGCTTGGTAGAAGCCCTTTTCTGATTGGAAGGTGAGAGCTTGCCGTACAGGTTGGCAATCGCCTGTTTCTGCTGCTGCACACGGCGCTCCATGTGCTGCGCCCTTGCGGGCGTCATCGGCTTAACGCCATGTTGCCAAGGGACGCGATTCTGACTTCTGCGGTAGTCCAGCATCAACGTTGACGACCGCTCAAGGCGCGATTCAATGCCGCGCTGTTTGCGTGCTGCCGGCTTCGGAGGGGTTGCCGGCTTGTTGGTTTTCCCCTTGGTCACGGTGCCGCCGGGGCGCGATGCGGGCAGCTTGGCCTTGACGGACCCACGGCGCCCTGATTGCTTGCCGAGCCTGCCGCCGCGTGCCGTGGCGCCGGAGCTAGAGAACCGCCCACGGGCATCTCTGCTGTATCTCCTGCCAGAAGCGCGGGCCATGGGTCTAAGGCTTTGGGTTAGGTTGCCGGATCATGCCGTCATCAAGCAGAGCTGCTCAACCACGGCAGGCAGCGCAGCCTCTCCCCATTGCTTGCCCATGGCCTCGGCCACGCCTTCGTAGGTGCGGCTGCGTTCTTTCCACCGATCAGGGCCAGGGGGCATCCTGTGAACCCTGTTCTCTCTGCCGCTGACCACGTTGGTGGGGCGCAGCTGCGGCAAGTTTTTCAGCCAGAGACAGGTGGCCTTCGTCTCACCGTGGCCGTGTTCCCACGGCTGGATGATCTGATCTGGCGGCCTGATGGCGCTGCTGATGATGCTGACGGGATTCTCTATGCACCACCGCTCGATGGGTGAATCCATCAGAAGGCGCACAAAGTCCAAGGCTTCCCGTTGTTCCTGCTGTTTACGGTGGAAGTGACGGCTGCCGCTGACGGCCAGATGCGTGCAAGGGGGGTGGCCAATCAGGAGGTCAAAGCCATCCCCCAGCAGATCCTGCACCGGCCCTTGGTAGTGAGGGCCGGGCACTTCGGTGGGTAGCAGGTCGCAGCTGATGGCATCGTGGCCACGGCGGCGGAACGCATCACGCACCCTGCCGCTGTATTCACAGGCCACTAGAACGCGCATCAGAACGGCGGAAACGAGTCATCCCGTGCTGCTGCAGGTTGCCGCCGTGCCGGCGCCTGCCGCTGCGGTTCAGGCGGCGGGCCTTGCCGCAGTTGCTCAGCCACCACGACCTGTTTGTAGACCTTCTTCCCGGTCGTCTTGTCATCCCACGATTCGGTGGTGACACGACCCCGGATCTCCACCGGGTCGCCCTGCTTCATGTCTGCCAGTGCCAGGGCGACGTCATCCCAGGCGGCAACGTCCACCTTGTCCGGGTATTGACGGCCGTCGGCCTTGGCGGCAATCAGTGCCGTGGCCTTGGCGCTGCCGCTCTGGAACGTTTTGAGCTTGGCATCGAAGGCCAGCTCGCCAACGAGATGGACGGTGTTCATTGATGGTTCTGCAATGTGGGTTGTGCCGCAGCGACGTGCTGGCGGCCGAGGTTGTAGATGGCGCGGAGGACCTCACGGTGCCATGTGCCGCTGGAGTAGAGCTGTGCCAGCTCCTCCTCTGTCGCTACGATGTCACCGACAGAGCCCTGTCCTCTGGCTTCGGCCACGGCCGGGCCTTCCTCCAACTTCACGATCCGGCTCCAGTTGCTTTCGTGGCCGTGCTTGAGGCGGCCGAGCTGGTCGTAGATGTCAACGATGCAAGCGTGCATCGTCTCCGCACGGTCTATAAGTTCTGCAAGAGCCTGACAGTAGTCCCAGTCCGATGGAGAATCCACCTCAGCCAATGACGCTTTGGCCCTGATGTGTGTCCACGTTTGCGGCGTGGCGCGGTGTTGAGCGCTCATGGTTTCCAGGATGAGGAGTATCCGTGCTCAGGGAGTACACGGGCGAGCATGGTGTAACCGGGCTCTACGGCCTGCGGTGTGCGGGCGATGTAGGGCGGGCGATGGGCGGGGTGGACGATGAAGCAGGGGGTGCCGGTGGCATCGGCAATGGCGCGGGCTTGGTCATAGAGGGTCATGGCTCACACCCCATGCCCAGCTGTCGCTCCACGATCATCACCGCCGATTCGTTGAAGATCAGTGCCGCCACGGATCGCTGGTGCATCATTGTCTGCGCTGCCTTGGACTGCCGTTCGTCACACGTCATGGCAGCCAGTGCGTCGTTGTTTCTGGCATGGATGCGCCGGGCTTCCTGGAACACCTTCAGCAGCGACGTGGTAGGCATAGCCAGCAGATCCTGGCCACGGATGGCGGTGCCGTTCTCGCGGTGGAACTGCGCCTTTCTGATGGTGCGGTTCATGCTGCCACCTCCATGGCAAACAGGGAAAGGTTTTGGACTTCGGCCTGCCGCAGGAACTTGGCGGCCTGCCGCGCATACTCAGGCTTCAGCTCGATGCCCAGATAGCGGCGCTTCATCTCCACGGCCTTGTAGCCAGTGGAGCCAATACCGTTGAACGGATCGAGAACCACGTCGCCGGGGTTGCTGTAGAGCGTCAGGCACCGCTCAATCAGGTCCAGCGGCATCGGGCAGATGTGTTTCTCATCGCCGTTGGCCTTGAACCGGGAATTCAGCACCTCCGTTGTCCTGGTGTCCATCCACACCGGCGAGGCCCATTCCTGCCACTGGTCAAGCGGGAACTTCGCCATCTCGGCCAGCTGACGAACAAGCCGCTCATCCCATCCGTCAATCAGCCCAACCCGTGCCATGCGGGCCGCATTCTCCTCGCCGATCTCCAGTGCATCGGATTCATAGCGCTCCGGCGTCCATTTGGCGACGGCATGGCGGACAGGATCGCCAACCTTGACGCCTTGGGCATCCTTCCGCATCACCAAGATGTACTCAGGCATTCCGGGCGCACAGACCCTGGAGTTCTCGCCAATGTTCTTGTATAGCAACCGTTCCGGGTTGGACTTGCTGCGCTCCATCACGGGGCAGCGCCAGACCGTCGTGCGGGCCCTGAGAACAAAGCCGGCGTCTCGGTAGTTCGCCAATGCGGCATCACTGAACGGATACAGACCGCTTTCTCCGGTGGCGCTGGAGTTGGCGTAGAACACCGTATCCTTGACGTGATCACAGATCACGGTGCCTGGCTTCATGACGCGGTACAGCTCCCGTGCCATGTAGGCATGGTGCTTTAGGAACTCATCATGAGATGCGGCATTGCCCATGTCCCGCTCAGAATCTGAGTAGATGTAGAGCGAGCTGAACGGCGAACTGAACACCGAGGCGTCAATAGAGTTGTCCGGTAGACCGGCCAGGATCTCAACGCAGTCGGCAACGTAGATGGCCCATGAACGGCCTTCGTAGTCGGGTTTCATATTGGCTGCAGGAATCGGGGAAGTTCAACCTTTGGTGCGCGGTTGTAGGAGCGTCGAAGTACGGCATCTGTCTGCCCAGCCTTCATGGCCTGTGCCATGGCTCGCTTCATCCGGGCATGATCTGTCGCTTTCCGTTGGACGTTGGCCCAGATCGGGGATTCGGTGTCGCTGATGACGACGTGGCAGTCAACAGGATTGGTCTGGCCAAATCGCCAGGCACGCCGAACCGCTTGGTAGTGCTGTTCGTAGGAGTGGGACACCGAAGCGAACACTACCGCCTGCGCGTGCTGCCAGTTCAGGCCAAGTCCTGCCAACTTTGGCTTGCTCACGATCACGCGAGAGCGGCCGAAGGTGAAGGAATCCAGGGCGTCGATCTTGGCGTCAACGCTCATCGATCCATGCACCTCAATCGCGTCCGGGATCGCAGCGGCCAGGGCGGCGCTTTCGTCGTTGGTTTCACACCAGACGATCACAGCGCCATCGGTGGAGTTGGCAATCTCGGCAGCGGTGGCGACGCGCTGCTCAAGTGTGAGGCGCTTCTCGCGGTGAATGGTGGTAGCACTGCCATCGGGGATCCTGAACAGCATCCCCTCTGGCACGTCCGTCGTGATGTCGGCTGCGACCGTGTGGATGTGATAGTTCAGCGGCGGCAGCACAAAGCCGTCGTCGTCACCGCCTAGGTCAGAGGGCAGCGTTGCGGCCCGAGACCATGAGGCCACCCACCGCCAGAAGTCAGCACGGGCATGGCCTTTCAGCCGGTAGCCGCCCATGGTGGACTGGTCCGAGATGAACCAGCGGGACAGCATCTCCGGCCCGGGCATGACGCCAAGGAACTCGGAGTGCTGGCCGATCTCCATGTGATCGTTGGGTGCCGGCGTGGCAGTAGCTGCCAGGCGGTAGGGCGTGGCGCCGAATGCCTCGCACAGCATCCGCTTCGTCGGACCGGTGAAACTCTTGAGGATGCTGCTCTCGTCGAGCACGACCCCTCCAAAGCGGGACAGATCGAGCTTCGGGACACGTTCGTAATTGGCGATGTTTACGCCAGACCACGCCTCAGAATCCTCGCGGATCACCCGGGCCTCAACCCCGACGCTCTCGCACTCGCGCTGCATCTGCCTGGCGACCGCCAGCGGGGTCAGGATCAGAGTGGGCTTGCCGCTGGCAATCCTGAACTCCTCTGCTGCTGCTGCCTCAATGCGGGACTTGCCGAGGCCGGTGTCTAGGAAGGCAGCTGAGCGGCCCTTTTCGCAGGCGAAGCGGAGTGTTTCGCGCTGGTGCTCAAAGAGAGTGTCCCAGCTGCCGTGCACCTGGAAGCCATGGCGACCGGCTGCAACGCCTTTGGATGCGATGAACTGCCTGTAGGTGGCAACGTCAAAGCTCATGCCGCTGCCCCCGCGAGGCTGAGCAGGCTTTGATCTTCGGGATCCTCAAGGTCCGAGGGCTCAGGCACCAGCACCACCTCACCCGTGCGCGGGTTGGTGCCGCTGTTGAAGGCAGCCACGTTGTCCGGGCGTGTGATCCATGTGGGGATCTTCTCCAGCTGCTCCTGAGGCACTTGGCGCAGGGCCTGGGTGGTGCCACCGCTGAACAGGTGGCAAACGGTGCGGATGCCGAATGGGGTGAGGTCGCTGCGGGTGATGGCAGCCTCCACGCTCTGCAGCACCTTGGCCGGGTCAGGCGTGCGGGCAGGAGATGCCGGCGCAGGCGTGTCCCGGTGGGGGTTCTCGATCTCCTCCCGTGCCCAGAGCTGCCATGCCAGGCCGAACGTGGCTGCGGCGGCCGTGCAGAGGCAGCGGCGGTGAGAGTCGGTCAGGTCACGGGCGCTGATCCGATCCATGGGCACCGGAGCATTGCGGTTGTCCATGACTGCTTGGGGAAAGTCAGGCGTCACCTGGGCATCAGGGCCGGTGAAATAGCCGACGACGTAACCGGTGCCGTTGGGAGCCGCCCAGACGTGGTGGCCCTCTGCGGTGGGCCGCAGGTGGAACTGCCAGCCGGGGGCATGGACGTGGAGCAGGTGGGCAACGCGGCACCAGTTGATGTAGTCGGCTTGGTAGGAGCCGGTGCCCTTGGTGCTGACGTCATCGGTCGTGATGACGCCTGCCAGGTTTGGGAAGCCGAGGCTGTCGGCTGCGGGCTCCGTGTCTGCAGGAGCCCTGCGCGTGGTGGCCATGATTTCTGCGGTGGTGGTGCGGGTGCCCTGGGGCACTGCTGCATCCTACCGCAACCCCTGCGGTTTGGGAGGCAGGGGAACAGTCTCACGCAGCACTGCCGGGAGGCTGGCAGCCGTGCTACAGGTGCCCTGCGCTTTGGGAGGCCCGTTCCCGGCGTTATGCGTGTTTTGCAAACCGGCAAGTTTTGCTCCCAAACTCGCCAGCTTTCCTTAAGACCCACTTAACGTCCGGCCTCTGCCAGAACGCAGTGGCAAGCTCCCCCCCCCCCGCGCGCAGGTGTTATGGCTCAGGGCTTTGTGATCACGGTTCCATCCATCGATGCCCTGGACGCTGCGTGGCAGCTCCTACGGCAGCAGGAAACGATCTCAGAGGCTGAGCTGCACGTGGCAGGCCGAGGCCTTGTCTGGCGGGCCGCTAGGTCCGTTTCCGGCCGGTGGACAGCAACGCATGAAGCCCCTCTGGGCTCAGGCTCCCATCCTCTTCCCCTCGCAGGCGGCTGACCGTGATCGCCAGCGATGCCAGCTCCGTCTCCAGCTCGTCACGGGTGTAGTTACGCCGGCCCGTCACCACGTCAAGCAGCAGATTGAGCCGGTCACGGTCGGTGACGGGATAGGCACGTTCCAGGGCGGCCATGGCATCACGGATGGTGCCGGCACTCACGGTGAGCTGATTGAGCAGGGCTGCAAGCTCAGGGCTCAGATCCTCAGCAGGGCTCAGGCTCACCCCCACGTAATCCAGCGTGAGGATCCCGGCGAACAGCTCGGCCCAGTCTGCGAACTGCAGCGGGTCGGTGGTGTCGTCCGGGTGATGCAGCCAGATGGCACGGTTCAGCCATTCGGGGCGCACCTGCCAGGTGGACAGCGGACCGAGGGCCTGCAGGGAGGCTTCCGGCCCTTGGGTGTGCCAGCGCCAGATGGCTAGGTTCGCGGCGCTCAGGCCTTCCAACACGGTGAGGTTGAGGCGGCTGACCCTTGCGTTACGCAGGTGGCTGATGTTGCTGCTGATCAGGCCGCTTTTTTCCCCGAGGCCCCAGCTGCTGATGGCAGATAGGATCTCGGCCGACATTTCGGAGCGTCCCAGCCAGTAGTTGATGGTGCTGGCCGCATGGGCAATCCCCCGCTCCCGTCTGCGCGAGGGCAGCAGCTTGCTCTGGGAAGGGGTGGCCATGGTGGGGGTGCGGGCTGAAGGGTCAGCTACAGGCACCTTACATCGCATTGCCTAACCCCGATGGGGTAGTGCAAGGTTCGGGAACTACCCAAGAAAAGCCCGCCTCTGCAAAGGCGGGCAGTCTCCCGACACCACCCGGCGAGGGAACCGGGCAAAACTGAGGCTACTGGGATTTGGTAAGCCGATCAAGCTCGGCCACTACCACCTGCCGAACCCAAGCGGTGACGGGCATGTCGTGCTTGGCGGCGGCGGCCTTGGCGGCCTCGTAAAGGTCTGGGCGCATGGTCACGCCTAGGAGGTGGCGCTTGGCTGGTTCAGTCATGGGCAAAGCTCGTATCGTTTGGCGTGTCACAGTCAGAAAGTGGGGATTTCGTAAATCCACTTCGAGGGGGCGTATAGCTTTTCTAGGTGCTGGCCCTCCACAAAAGCCTTGATGCATCGCTGTGTGCGCATGGCAGTCTCAATGGTCTGACTTGACGACCAGCACGAAGGCTCGGTAAGGCACAGCTCACGGAGCTTGATGACTGCGTTCTTGCTCCGCTCGTAGTTTTCGCCTGTGATAAATCTGTGGTTGAAGTCAAGCAGCTCATCCAATGGCTCCCCGTGCCTGTGCGCCACGGCCAGCTGCGCGTAAAAGGCTGCGGTGCTGAGCTGCTTCCTGGTTGTGGACGTGGCATACAGGTGAGCGATGGGACGCAGCCACTGCTCATTGGCCAAAGCAAAGGCCACCACATCGTAGTGGCTGGTGCTGCGGATGTTGCTTGGGCCGTTTTTGGCGATCCAGTTGATCATGGCAACGCACTTGTTATTGCTGACCCAATCGACCGCACCGCTTATTTTCAGCGCGTCCGTCGTTGACCTCTTGCTTCCGGTGTCGATGTTGGCGCCTTCCTCCTGGGTAGCGCCCACCATCACGTCAAACATCAATGGCTGATTGGCCAACGCAACAGCGGCTAGACGGTTCTGCCCGTCGCACAGGATTCCGTCCTTGTAGAAGATGATGCGGCTGCCAACGGTCCAGCGGCCGGCTTTCATGTCGTTGGCATACCGCAGTATCTGACTGGGCTTCAGGGAACGGTTCCTGGTGTTGTATTGCTCAACCCAGATAGCTGCCAGCTCTGGCGTGACTACCTGATCCGTAAAGTTCTGGCGTGTTTCTGACGCCATGCACTCGCGCAGATGCTGCAGCTGAAAGCAGGGACGCTTATTCATGAGAGAATACCGGCAACTGAGGCCGGCACTGAAGGGGGCTGGTCAAGGCCAGGGCGGGGAGGGTGGCTGCCCTCCTTGATCCGCTAAAAGGATCTTAGCCCCTTCGGTTCCCAAATGCACAGCAGACGGCCCCGTCCTGTGCCAAGGTGCCCACGGCACCCAAGAAAAAAGCCCGGCGCTTCTACCTGCCGGGCTGGGTGCTGAGCTACCGAAAGCAAGCTAGCCCATGATCCCAAGCAACGGCGACGGTGCGGCCTTCGAAGGCCAGCGGCCGTCCTTTACCCCTTTGCCCAACTGGCTGCGCGGGCAGGCCACCGCATTGGAAATCGCAGTGCTCTGGGTGCTGCAGAGTCACTACCCCGAGATCCGCCCCAGCCTGTCCCGCCTGGCCGAGGAAGCCTCCCTCAGCCGTCGCACCGTGCAAAAGGTGCTGGCTGACATGGAACGTAAGGGCTGGCTGGTCCGCGTCCACCGCCTCAAGGAAGCCGGAGCCCGCGACTGCAACCTGTATCAGCTGCGGATCTGGAACGACCAGCCGCCTGCTGGGGGTAGGGCAGGAGATGCCCATAGGGCAGGAGATGCCCTAGGGGGTGGGGCACGAGATGCCCTAGGGGTAGGGCAGCAGCTGCACGGGGGTAGGGCAGGAGATGCCCATAAAGAAGATCAACAGAACAAGATCAATACAAGTAGATCAAGAAAACCAATAGAAGGCGCAGCGCCTGCGGCGCCGCTTTGGGCCGAGCAACCGGAGCTGGAAACCGGGGCAAACGGCCACGGCCGAGCTACTGTGCAAACAGCTCCTGCGGCTTCCAAGCCCAAGGAGTCACGCACCCCCACCACCAAAGCCCGTGACCCCCTCTCCGCGAAGGTCTTGCCCGCTGGCGTCGTGCCGGCAGACCTTGAGCACTGCGCCGCTCTCCTGGCCGAGTTCTGGACCGTCAAGAAAGGCGTCCGCTCTGGCCCCGTCTTTCAGCGCATCTGCAACAAGCTCCGCACATGGGACCACCGATCCCAGCGGCAGGCCCTGGAATCCTCCATCACCAACGGCTGGGGCGACGTGTTTGAGCCTCGCCCGCAGTACGTCGGCAACCGCCGGCCTGACCCCAACCCTGGCCCTCCCCTCCCGGTCAAAGGCATCTGCGTCAGCCCCCATGCGGTTGACCCCAACACCGGCCTCACCCTTGGCGAACTCCAGCGCCAACGCGAAGCAGCGGGGGTCTGAGCCGTGACCTACAAGCGATCTGCCACAGACCGCGCTCTCACCTTCACCGCACCCTCTCCCGAGTGCTTTGCCTGCTACGACACCGGCATCGCCACCAACGGCGATGGCCTGCTGTCAGAGCATCTACCCGACTACGACCGCAACCTTGACGGGAAGCTCCGCGGCGGCTCTGACTGCGCCATCGTCTGCCACTGCCTTGCCTCCTACCCCCAGCAGGACGCAGACGGGAAGCTCAGCCGGGGCGGATTCCGCCAAGACTCCGGCTCCATTCGCATCGTCACCACCGAGCAAGGCGATCGCCGCGTCGGTGCCGAGATCCCCAGGGAAATCACGGCCGACCTTCACCGTCGCCGCCGCGAACTCTGGGCATCCACGGCAAAAGCCATGAACGCCGCACGCCTTGACCGCCGCAGCAACACAGCCTCAGAACCCCCGTGGTTCATCGCCACCATCCGCGAGCACCTCGCATCCCCTGCCCCCTCGCGTGATCACCGCCTCCAGCCCATCGGCGCCATCCTCGGCACCGCTGCCACGGCCAAGCCTGCGGCCAGCTCCACCGAGCTGCCCCATCCCGTTGCCGTAGCGATCGAGCGCCTCTGCGGGCTCGATCCCCTCAAGCCGCAGGCCGACGCGATCCGCAAGGCGATCACCGCCCGCTATCGCCAGGACCCTGCTTTCCCCAACGGCCTCGCCAATCAGCTGCTCACCGCTGCCGATTCCATCGCCGAAGACCACCCCAACCCAATCGGGCTCCTAGAGGCCATCGTCGGGACCCAACTCCCTTCGATTCCCAAACCCACCGCAGAGGCCCCCAGCAGCCCCAGCAAGGCCCCTGAACCCCCTGCCCCCGTGTCTCCCACGCCAAACCCCTCTGACTGGCCCTTCTAGCCCCGTGATCACGTCCTTCCTTCTCGTCGCCTACCTCGCCGGCATCTGCCTCGGCCTCTCCATCCTTCAGCTCACCTCCAGCCATGACCGACAAGACCCCCACCCATGAGGCCTGGGCTCACCTCCATGCCCTCCACACCCTCCACCGTTTCCACACCCCTGCCGTCCCCACGCCCCCACCGCCCTTCGAGCTCCCAGACGGCACCTTCGACTGCGCTGCCTACCTCGCCTGGCTGAACCGCAAATGACCGACACCAAACCCGCAGGCATCGACCACCTTTGCCCCGATGACTGGGCAACCGAAGCCCCCGTCAAGCTCCCCTCCCTCATCAACCGTGCCGAAGACATGTCCGCACGCTTCGGCGAGGGCATCTCACGCACCTCCGATCCCACCGCACGCCTCTACCCCGTCACCATCCCCCTGCTGAACGCACCAACCGTCAAAGCCACCATCCGTGCCGTCAGCACACGCCAGGCACGCACCTTCGCTGCCAACAACCACCCCAACGCCGATACCTCACGCATCACGGTGGGCAAACCACTCAAACCGGCCCCCCTCTGAGATGGCCACCACCGCACCCGACCGCCGCACTTGGGCGCTCACCGGCTATCACCCCCTATCCGGTGTCCCCATCTGCCTCCCCTGGCCTGAACAAACCACCCTCGGGGAAGCTGCAATCCTGTCCCACGCCATCGCGACCACCTACAGCGTCACCGACTTGGTGGTTCACCCCGATGACCTCTCCACCGAGGTGACCGTCCTCGTCCTTTGGACCTTCAACGGCCGCGACCGCCTAGCCGAACTCCCGGCCGACAACCCGGACGACGCAGTAGTGCGCATGGCATCCCTTGCCACCAGCGGCACCATCGCCGTTCTGGACTAACATTCCTTCGATTCCCAAACGCACCGCCACCACCCATGACCCTCCCCGACCTCATCGACGCGGCCCCCGACTTCCTCCAAGACGCCTCCACCGAAGTCGCCACCGCCCTTGCCGTCGTATCCCAAGCCTTCCGCGACCTCGGCTTCCACATCACTGCCGAAGACGCCTTCCCCTACGTTGACCTGATCCTCAGCCGCGCCGACGCTGATCTCGCCCTGTACGACAGCGAGGATGACGACGGGGAAACTGAAGAAGACGACGCCTGAACACACCCTCGCCCTGTGGGCATGGCAAAAGCAATCGAAATCACCCCGGCGATGATTGCTCGCGCCGAAGAGCTGGCCGCTGAAGGACTCCCCCAATCCTCCATTGCGGCCGGCCTTGGCGTGTCACATGCCACCTTCTACAAGTGGGTCGATCTTGCCAAGACAGGCACCGGAGACGACACCCACGCTGCGTTTCTTGACGCAATCCAGAGAGGCACTCTGCGCGGTGAGCAGCAGCTGCTCGGCTTCATCCGTGCCAAGGCCGCCGAAGGTGAATCCCGCGATGCCCAGTGGCTTCTGACCCACTCCCCCCGCTGGCGCAACACCTGGTCCGATGCAGCCGCCACGCGCCGTGAGGTGCAGCGCACCGTGTCTGAAGTGGTGGCTGCCATTGAAGCTACCCCCGGCCTGCCCGTAGATCAGCGCCGAGCCGTGCTCCTGTCCCTTGCTGCTCGGGGCATCGGTGCTGACCCTGCCGCCTAGCTCCCACATCAGGGCAGCCCTGGCCCGTGCCGATCAGGAGGCCACGCCGGAGGCTGCCCCCACCACGGCCGAGGTGCTGGCCCGCATGAGGCCCACTCTGCTGCGCCATCAGCTGGAGTTCTGCGACAACATCGAGTCACGCAAGCTCGGCCTTGTCTGCGGCTTCGGGGCAGGCAAGACGCACGCCCTGGTGGCCAAGGCGATCACCATGGCAGCACTGAATATCGGCCATGTCAGCGCCCTATTCGAGCCCGTGGCGCCCATGCTGCGCGACATCCTGCAACGCACCATGGATGACCTGCTGGAGGAATACGCGGTGCCCTTCACGTTCCGCGTTTCGCCCCTCCCGGAATACACCCTGACATTCGCGGAGGGCAGTCACACGATCCTCCTGCGCACCATGGAAACCTGGAACCGCATCCGCGGCCAGAACCTCTGCGCCATCGGATTCGATGAAGCCGACACCGCCAACAAGCGCGTCGCAGAGCAGGCAACCCGCATGGCCCTGGCACGCTTGCGGGCCGGCAACGTGCGGCAGTTCTACGCGGCAACGACCCCGGAAGGATGGGGGTGGGCCTACGAAACCTTCGAGAAGAACGCCGGGGAAGACACCGCCCTGATCCGTGGCAGCAGCTACGACAACCCGCACCTCCCCGCCGACTTCATCCCCTCCCTTGAGGCCAACTACCCGCCGCAGCTGGTGCAGGCCTATGTGATGGGCCAATGGGTCAACCTCACCACCGGGCAGGTCTACGACCGCTTCGACCGCACCAAGCATGTGCGTGATCTGCCCCTGTTGGAGGATCGATTCGGCAGGCCCTACCAACACCAGACCGCCGGCAAACCCTGCGCGGATGAAACCATCCTCCTAGGCGTGGACTTCAACGTGGGCAACATGCACGGCTGCCTGGCCCTGCGTCGTGGCCCTGATCTGTGGGTGTTCGATGAGATCGCCGAGGCCCACGACACCGACGACCTGGCCCGGAAGGTCCGCGAGCGGTACCCAGACCACCGAATCCTGGCCTACCCCGATGCCTCAGGCGCCAAGCGCACCACCAACGCCACCCGCAGCGACGTGGCCATTCTTGAGGGCTACGGCTTCAGTAACATGGCACCCTCTGCCAACCCCCCGGTCCGTGACCGTGTGGCCGCTGTGCAGGCTGCCTTGGAGAACGGCCTAGGTGAGGTGCATTTATTCGTGTCCCCTAATTGCTCCAAAACGATTGAGTGCCTGGAGCTGCAGAGCTGGAACGAGAAAGGCGAGCCGGACAAGGAAGGCGGCTACGACCATATGAACGACGCACTCGGCTACATCGTCCACCGCATCAGGGCCGTGGAGAACGCGCAGGCCGGGCGCAAGGTCGGCAGCATCAGGCTCTACTGACCCGGGGCAACCTATGCCAACGCATACGGGGCAATGGCAAAGGGCGGCAGGCGCTACGCAAGGGACAACCGGGGACGGTTTGCATCGGTTGGGGCCACTGCCAGAGGCGGAAGGCTCAAGACCGCAGGCGGAAACAAGCGGGCCACCGTCACCGTCAAGGCCAAGGGCGGAGGAAATGGCACTATTGCCAAGCCCAAGGGGCTCAAGCCAGGCACTCTTAAGCCAAAGACAAGGCAGGTGAAGCCAGTGCCAGCAGTTCCGTCGTCTTTGGCAGGCGCTTCAAGGGCATCTGCGCGATTGGCAAGGAACGAGGCAAACATCAATCGGACTCGGTATGAGTCAATTGCGGCTGCCCGTCATGCGGTAACCGTCAAGTCGCCCAAGGCGCTTGCGGCATCCGAGAAAGCAAAGAAAAGCCAGATGACCGCGCTAAGAGCTCGGGACTATTTGACTGGACGCACTGACTCTGGCTCTTTTCAGAGGGGGGCCAGGTATGGGGCCGGCAACCGGACCAACGTTGCAGCGGCCTACAGCTTCAAGCGGACGTTTGGGGCCTTCCGCAATCCTCAGTCCCGGATTGTTGCCCCATTGAAAGGAACCAAGATGGGCCGTCCCATCCCAGGCAGTGGTGGGCAGTCTCGCGGCGTTACCCGTTTGCCCCGTCAATCAGGGTCTGTCCGTCGTCGCAGTCGTTGAGCGGCAACCTAAGCCAAAGCCCTGACCCATGAGCGCCGGATACCTGCTGCCCTCCAGATACACAGCCTCCGGCATCATTGCTGCCCCAGGCACCACTGCGGCCAGCGTCAACGATTGGCAGGTCTGGCAGCCTTCCGCCGCATGGACACGGCAAGAGCCCCGCTGGCGGCTGATCGAGGCCCTGCACGGTGGCACCCTCGGGATGCAAGGCGCCGGTACGACGTGGCTGCCCCAAGAGCCGCGAGAGTCTGACGAGTCGTACCAGAGGCGGCTTAAGGGGTCGGTCTGCCCCCCGTATCTGATCCGCATGGAGTCGATGCTGGCAGGCATGTTGACTCGTGTCCCGTTGAAGCTGGATGGGGTCGTAGACCAGATCCTCACTGATCTGTACGACGTGGATCAGGCCGGCTCCGACCTTCAACGCTTCCTTGGCACCCTTGCCCGCAAGGCGTTGCGCTGGGGCCACATGGGCATCCTCGTGGATTATCCCGCTGATGTGGACGGCACACCAAGCCCCCGGCCCTACTGGATCGCCTACGAGCCCCGGCAGATCATTGGCTGGCGCACGGAAACCGGAGGCAACGGGGGCACGCTGACGCAGCTGCGGCTGTACAACACCTACACCGCGCCCTATGGCGACTTCGGTGAGGAGCAGGTGGAAGAGGTGCGGGTGCTGGAGCCTGGGGCGTACCGCGTGTTCACCCGCCGCGCATCCAAGGGCCAGGACTGGGTGGAAACCGCCAACGGCACCACCACGCTGGATTACATCCCGTTCGCGGTGGCCTACAGCGAACAGGTGGGCACCCTTGAGTCCCGCCCGCCGCTGGAGGAGATCGCACACCTCAACCTGCAGGCATACCAGCGCAGCAGCGACCTGGCCAATCAGTTGCACCTGGCCGCCGTGCCCCGGCTGATGATCTTCGGCGCCAGTGCCGAGATTGAAGAGATCGAAGCCGGCCCCGAGGCCGCGACCACCTGGCCCGTGGATGCCCGCGCCGAGTTCATCGAGCCTGCCGGCACGTCCTATCAGTACCAGTTCCAGCACCTAGAGCTGATCCAGCAGCAGATTGCACAGCTGGGGCTGGCGACGGTGATGCCGCAGAAGCTCTCGGCTGAGACGGCCCAGAGCAAGGCGATCGACAGGAGCCAAGGGGATGCGGCGCTGCAGACGTTCGCGCTGCAGCTGCAGGACTGCATTGACAACTGCCTGCAGTTCCACGCTGACTACCTCGGCTTACCCGCCGGCAGCTGCGAGCTGTCCCGCGACTTCCTCGCCCAGCGCCTGGATCCCACCGAAGTGGCCCAGCTGATCGCCCTCACCGTCAACGGCACCATCACCCAGGAGCGGCTGCTGACGCTGCTGGACAAGGGCGGATGGATGGGCGATGAGTTCAGCATTGAGGATGAACTGCAGGCCACCGAGGCGCAGCAGCAGCAGCGGCTACAGGAGCAGGAGCAGATGCTGCAGGCAGGGATGAGCCAGCTGCCGGCCTAGGGTTTGGGAGTAGGATGGGGGTCCGCACCACCACCAAGCCATGATTCCGCCGCTGTTAGTGCCGCCGGTTGCGTTGGCCGTCAGCCTCTTGGTTACGGCCATCTTTTATTGCTGCCTCCCGACGCAGAAGAAGCCATGATTGACTGGAGAGGGCTTTGCGCTGAGCTGCTCAGCATGGAGCAGCTGGACTGGGAAGAGTGCGAAAAGATCAAGGCCAAGGCGGCTGGCGCCCTTGCCCAGCCCGAGCCGGCGGGGCCGACGGATGAGGAGCTGGACGAGCTATGGGCCGACATTGACGGTGGCGGGGCCATTTGGGCCTGGCAGCCGTATGCACGTGCAGTGCTGAAGCGCTGGGGCCGATAGGCAACCTACGAGGCACACCAGCCCTGTGGGCATGTCCGACAATCTCGCTCCTGTGGAGCAAACCCCCAGCACCGACACCGCTGCCGAAGAACTGGAGCGCCTTCGCGCCAAGAACCGCGAACTCCTGGACGAGGCAAAGAAGGCCAAGGCCAAGGCCTCCCAGGTCCCCGATGGCGTGGACGTGCAGGAGCTGATCGAGTTCCGCCGCAAGACTGAGCAGGCCAAGTTGGAAGAGGCCGGCAACTTCGCGGAACTGCGCCAGCAGCTGCAGCAGCAGTACGACACCGACACCGCAGCCCTCAAGCGTGAGATCGAGCGGCTACAGGCCAGGATCCGCGATCTGGAGCTGATCAGCCCCGCATCCTCTGAGCTGGCCAAGCACGTCCACGATCCTGACGACGTGTTCAAGACCGGCCGCCTGAAGCCTGAGCAGATCGAACACGGCGCATCCGGCCCGGTGGTGGTGAATGGCCTGGAGCGTATCCCCATTGCCGACTGGGCACGCGCCAACCTCCCCCGCCACTACCTGAAGGAACCCCAGGCCCGTGGCACCGGGGCGCCCGTGGGCGGCAGCGTGGCAACCTCACTCCCCACCGGCACCAACAACCCGTGGGTGCGGGCGTCCTACAACCTCACCGAGCAAGACCGCCTGGTGCGGATCAATCCGCTGTTGGCCGCTCAGCTCAAGAGCGAGGCTGACGCTATCAATGCACGCGGATAATTCCGTGGCACACTATCTGTAACTGGGCCGGCTGTGCCGCCCGTGGGCCTGTGGCCACCCGTCCCTCAGTTTCCCAAATCCGATGCTGACGTATCGTTCAGATGCGCAGATCCTGAATCCGTTCAGCGATTACATCTCTGAACAGACCACCCTGCGCTCTGCCTTCCTGACCTCCGGCCTCGTCGATACGAATCCGGTTATCTCCGCGAACATCACCAAAGGGGATACCTTCCAAATCCCCAATTGGGCGGCCAACCTCGGCGGCACCCTGCAAATCCCCCAAGAGGGAGTGCAGGCCACCGTCAACAAGCTGGGCAGCTCCAAACAGACCGGAGTCGTCTACCACGCCATCCAGGCATGGGGCGCGTCCGAACTGGTCAAGCTGGCTGTGGGTTCCAACAACGACCCCATGATGGCCATCGGTGCCAAGGTCGCTCAGTACGTCGCCAACGCTCAGCAGGCCCGTCTGCTGTCCACCCTCAAGGGTTTGTTTGGCGTCCCTGGCACCAGCAACAGCGCCTATGCCCTCACCAGCATGAGCATTGATGCCGGCGGCTCCGGTGAGACCGATTTCTCTGTCTCCCACGTCGTCCGCGCTGACCTGCTGCTGGGCGAGGATGCCGACAACTACGGCATCATGGTCGTTCACCCTGATATCTACGCCTACCTGCGGGTGCGCGAGATGATCAACTACGTGAACGCCAAGGAACTGCCTGGCATCACGGCCTCCACCATCGCTGCCGGCAGCATCACTGCCAGCAACGCTGTCAACGGTGACTTCTCCGGTGCCTTCACTGGTGAGTCCACCGTGCCCGTGTTCGGCAGCAAGCGCGTCATCGTCTCTGACGATGCCCCCCGTGCTGGTTCGCCCGGTTCCTACAAGTACGGCACCTACGTCTTCAAGCCCGGCGCCATCGGCATGGGCTACCAGGCTCCGGTGCGTACTGAGACCGACCGCGACATCCTCACCAGCGGTGGTGAAGATGTGATCAAGGTGCAGTGGGACCAGTGCTTCCACGCGCTGGGCACTTCCTACGCAGGCGCTGCCAACCCCGGCGCGTCTGATCTGGAAGCCTCGGCATCCTGGACCAAGGTCTTCGACAAGAAGAACATCGGTGTGGCGAACATCGTCAGCACCTGCCCCCTCTACGGTTGATCGAGGTAACTAACCATGGCTGGACAGTTCAACCTTGAGCAGCCGGTGTTTGACCGTGCAGTGAGTGGCCGGGTTCTCCTGGCTGCTACCGACGCGGCAACCGCTCTGACTGCTGCTCAATCCATCAACAGCATCGTCACCATGACCCCTTCCACGGGTCGTGCTGTGACCACTGCCACAGGCCCCGAGATCATCGCTGAACTCGGCGGCGCCTATCGGGTCGGCACCGAGTTCGAGGTGACCGTCGTCAACCTGGCTGGTGCCACTCATGCCATCACCTTCACGGCCAACGCCACTGGCGTCACCGTGACTGGTCTGGCAACCGTGGCGGCCAACACCTCCGCGACCTTCATTGGTCGGGTGGCCAGCTCCAGCACTGTGGTCTACTACCGCAAGTGAGATGGGTCTGACCGCTTTCCGGCGGCACAAGATCGAGGCTGCACTCTCTGCTCAGGCAGAGGCTGCGGCCTCTTCTTCTGTTGAGCCGCAACCCGAGCCGACACATGATCGGCAACCTACGAAACGACGCCGTGTAAGGAGGCCCATCAATGAGCGCGAGTGACATCCTGCTTGACCAGGGGTTTGAGTACATCGATGACACCGCAGCGCACACCGGGGCGTTCTGCCGGCTGTACGCGGTGGCAGCTGCAACGATCAGCGCGGCCACGGTTCGCGGGGCATCGGGCAGCACCTTTGCCACCGTGCCCATCCCTGCCGGCGGCTTCATTGATGGCCAGTTCTCAAGCGTCACCCTGAGCAGCGGCAAGGTCGTTGCCTACAAAGCCAACCGGGGCTGAGCTAGATGGCTGATCCGAATCTGCCGGATCAGATTGAGGCGTTCCTGCGCAATGCGCTGAGTCAGAAGCGCCTGGAAGATGGGCTGGTGCAGGATGCTCTCAAGGCCCTGCGCCAGACCCTCACGGGGATTCAGCGCACGCTGGATACCTCGGGCATCATGTCGCCTGGGCCGGGGCGTGATGAGCAGATCCGCAGGCTTGTCACAGCCGTTGCCAACAGCGTGCAGCGGTCCTGGGGCGTGCCGCAGATCGAGGCGTTGCAGCAGGCGCTGACGCCGTTCTTTGCGCAGCAGCTGGAGTTCGCTCGCCAGATGGTGGAGCTATCCGGCGGGGCGCTGAGCAACCCCGGTGCGGTGGCAGCGTCGCAGGGGCTGGTGAATCAGGCGATCAATCAGGCGGTGGTGGGCGGCAAGACCCTGGCCGACACCCTGCGCATCTCGGTGCCCCTGATGGTGAGCGACAGGATGGAACGCCTGATCCGGTTGGGCATGAGCGATCTGGGCGGGGAAGTGGCGGCCACCTATGCGGATGCCGTTGTTCGCACGACCTCAAACAACGTGGAGGCGATCATCAGGACCGGCGTGCATGAGGTTGGATCCGCTGCCCAGATGGCCATCTATGAGGTTGAGACGGACCCAGATTGGCTGGGAGAGGATGGCCTGGTGTGGACGGCCACGCTGGACTCTGCCGTGTGCCCGATCTGTCTGGGGCTGGACGGCAAGCGGTATCAGTTCGGGGAGCCGGGGGCCTACTGGGACGGCAGGGCGAAGGTGTCGCCGCACATGAACTGCCGCTGCTACGTCCTACCAAACAAGTGGCGCAATGAGGACATGACGGCCCCCAGCGGCCGCAAGGTGCAGCCCAAGCGTCCCACCGAGGGCGACCGTGGAGAGGGCGCGCTGAGCTTCAAGGCCGCCACCGTGGACTGGATCCGCGCCAACCCTGAAACCACCCGCGCCATCTTCGGCAAACGCATCGGGGACCAGCTGCTCGGCAGTGACCGCGAGGGGCGCCCGGTGAAGCGCATTGGCCTGGATCGTGCGGTGAAGCTATGGCAGGCGCCGGCAACCTAAGGCAATCGAGCTGGACCAATGGCCAAGGGTGGGGGCAGGAAGTACAACAGGGACAAGAACGGCAAGTTCGCATCTACTGGTGGCGGTGGCGGTGGCGCCAGCAAGGGCGGCGGCAACAAAGCTGCAACCACCCGCAAGACCAACTCCGCCCGCGCTGCTGACCTGAAGGCCAAGGGCACTACGGCCATTGGCGGCCGCGTCAAGGCCAAGGGCTTTGCCGGTGGCAAGGGTGCCCAGGAGCGTGCTGGCGGTCTGCGCAGTCAGAAGCGGATCATGTACACCGGCAAGGGCTCTGGCCCCCGGACCTCTGCATCTATGGGCACAGTCGGAGTCTCTCCGCGTCAGGTGGCGCGTGTGCGTGTCAAGGCCAGCAAGCCGGCGCCTCCTGCAACTGCCAAGCCTGCGGCAAAGGCTGCCCCAAAAGCTCCTCCCAAGAGCCGTGACCGTCGTGCCAGCCAGATGGCCGCAGCGGATGTCAACAACCGCCGCCTTGAAGGACGGAAGCTGAGCGGCAAGGGCAAGACCCCCATGGCTCGCGCCAATCGCAACCTCGAGCGGGCAATGACCGCGCCAAGCAAGAATCGGGTCCGGTCGGAGAAGGTGGCACGGGCCGCCATTGACTACTACGCGGCCAATGGTGGCGGCGGCAAGAAGAAGCGGGGCAAGAAGTGATGGCCACCTATCAGGACAGCATCGTGGCCGTAGGCAAGCTCCTGCAGCCCAAGGCCGGCGAACCCCATCGACACGAGCTGCTCAAGGTCCGCCCTAATGGCACCGTGAAGCGCATCCAGAAGCCATGACCGTCACCGTCACCGCCACGGCAGGCTCTGCCTCTGCCAACTCCTACCTCACGGTTGCAGGCGGTGACACCATCGCCAACCTGCAGCTAGGCACCCTGGCCTGGTCGTCTGCCACCACCGATGACAAGGGCCGGGCCGTCATCAGTGCCACCCGGTATCTGGACGAGCTGGAGTGGATCGGCGATCGCGCATCATCCACCCAGGCCCTCGGATGGCCCCGCAGCGGCATCACCCTGGACGGTGTGGCCCTGAGCAGCACCACCATTCCCGAACAGGTGGAGCAGGCGTGCTTTGACCTGGCCAATGCGCTGCTGGCAGCCCCCACCTTGCTCAGAGGCAGCAACACGGCACTGGGGGAGCTGATCCCCGGAATCCCCAACAGCAGCCTGCAGAGCGCCAGCGTGGACGTGGTGTCCGTCACCTTCCGCCAGGGCGGTGCGCCCACCGTGCTCAACTGCCTCACGGTGGTGCCCTCCCTTGTCGGAACCCTCGGTGTATTGACCACTTCGGTTCCCAAAGGCAGTTCCGGTAGCATCAGGGTGTTCCGTGGCTGATGGGCCATGGCCCGCAAAGACCGCAACCAGCTCACACTCCTGACGGGCCTTGGCTTTGAGGAGGATCGGTGGCGAGAACGCGACCACCTAGAGCGGCCCTTCACAAGGGAGGAACGGCGGGCCTTTGGGAAGCTCTACGCCGCCAACATCGGGCTGGCTTGGAAGTTCACCGCCAAGATGAGCAGGAAGTTTCCAGTCCTGGAGAGGGACGTGATCTCGTCCCTGGTGGACGTGGCCTTCCTGCGCACCTTCCGCAGCTACGACCCCACCAAGCTGAACCCTGCCAACGGTGAGCCCTACAAGCTCAGCACTCTCCTAGGCCGCTTTGTGGAGGGCGAGATCATGCACTACCTCCGGGACCACGGCTTCCAGATCGCAGCGCCCCCCGTCGTGCGCGAGCGGGGCAGCAAGGCACGCAAGCTGGCAGCCTCTGGCATGACACCGCAGCAGGTCACCGAGGCCCTCGGCTGCAGCCTGCAGGAGCTACAGGAGAGCCTGCTGGCCACCTCAGGCATCGGGCACGACGTTCAAGACTGGGAACTGCACTGCGATCAGCGGCCGTCGCCCATGGAATGGCTGGAGGCTGAGGAGGAGCGGGAACTGGCGGCGGCAAGCTAAGCCAAACGACTGCCAATCATGTCCGGGTATTTCACAGCCCTTGATTACGAGCTTTATGTAGGGCTTGGCACCACCGCCTCTAGTGCCCCCACTTCCAGCTCGGGCCTGACGCAGGTTCTTTCCCTCACCAACGCCAGCATTGACGGCAGCACCGACTCTACCGATGCGCCTCTGGACTACGCATCAGAGTACGGGTGGAAAAACCCCCTGATGACCAACATTGGGTGGAGTGTCCCCGCCTCAATGAACCTGGCCCTCGGGGATGCCGGCTACAAGCTGCTCAAGTCGGCATGGCTGGGTGGCGCTGCCGGGACTGCGCTGCGGGTCTATCGCGTGTCTCCGGTGAAGGATGGCAGCGGTGACAACGCTGAGATCCACAGCGGCATTGCCTTTGTTGAGGGATTCCAAGAGAGTGTGCAGGCTGGCGATGTAGCGACTGTCAGCTTCACTTTCCGCGGGTATGGAAGTCTGATCTGGTATCCGCAGGGCAACCCCATCGCCACCCTGACCGTCACCACCAACGGCAGCGGCCTGACCCCCGCCACTTACAGCGGCGTGTCGCTCATTGGCGTGACCCCTGGCCAAGGTGTGGGCAGTGGCCGCAGCGCCACGGCAGACATTGTGGTGGCAGGCGGCGGCACCGTGAGTGCAGCGCCGACTATCGTGGCTGGCGGCACCAACTACAAGGTTGGCGACATCCTGACCGTGGCCGCAGGCACTGTGGGCGATGCAGGGTCTGACGTGCTGCCTCAGTTCACGGTGGCCACGGTGAGCTGAGCAAGCTAGGGAGTAGGACGCACGCCCCCGGTTCACGCCGGGGGCTTTTCATGTCACAGCGACCGGCGTGCCAGGGCTTTCCACTGGTCAGCGAAGAACCGATCCAGCGGCTGCGCGTCTAGGGCCGGTTTGATCCAGTTGCGGGGCGGGCAGACGTTGCCACGGTTGGTGGTGTACCCGCTGAAGATCAGCGAGGCGTAGGGGGTGTTCCAGCTGAAGCGCAGGGTGGTGGCGTTGACGCGCTCGCGGCGCTGGGACCGCAGGAAGCCGCCAAGGTCCACGATGTCGCGCGGGCTTTCTTCGATGGTGCCGTTCTTCCGGTAGGTGCGCCGTGGCCAGGGGTACTGGACTAGCTTGATTTGCTCCTGAAACTCGTCCCCGACTGCTTTGCCGTAGGCCGTGAGGATGGCCGGGATGCGCAGCTTGAGCTGTGTCGCGTTCCACCCCTGGAGCCGGTAGCTGGTGCGGACTGTGGTCATCGCTGGCTGTAGCGGGAGAGCCTGATCTTGTCCCCGAGGATCCCCTGCAGCGTCTCCCCCAGAAACCCGGTACTGCCGAACGGATACCGCGCAGCGGCCACTTCACAGGGCACCGGGTCATCGGCGCCGAAGGTCAGCGTCCCACGCACACCGGGCACGATGCGGCTATCGAGGGTCTGGGGGCTCACGGCATAGCCCTCCAGCACGTCGTCTTCAACGCCCACACCGGGGAACTCGCTGAGGGATGGGGCACTGCCACCCTGCCCGCGCAGGTACAGGCTCACCGTCACCGTCGTCGTATTGGGCACCACGTTGCCTGTCGTCGGGTCGGTCAGTGTCCCTGCCGTGGGCACGTCAAAGACTGCCGAGGCATTGGCCAGAAAGGCGATGGCGCTAGTCATGGCCTAGGTTTCCGGCAAGCTAAGGGAACAGCTGTGGTGGTGTGGCGGAAACGCTTGGCAATGCCGTCCTAGTCCTTGGCATTGACGAGGGGCCGTTTCGTGCTGGGCTTGATCAGGCTAAGCGGGTTGCCGCAACTGAAGGAGTCCAAGTCGGCAATAGCTTTGCCCGTTCTGTCTCCAGTGCCATTGCCACCTTTGGCCTTGGCGTCACTGCCGTCAATTTCCTCAAGGGCTCGATTGATTCCGCTGTTGAGCTGGAAACGATCACCCGTAAGCTGTCCAACACCCTTGGTGAACAGGGTGCAGCGCGTGCCCTCGGTGTGACACGTGGCCTCGCGGATCAGCTTGGACTCAGCTTCACGACCTTGGCCGGCACCTTTGGCAGCTTCACGGCAGCGGCAACCGCCGCAGGAACGCCGCTGAAAGTGCAGGAGGATCTGTTCGCTGCTGTCGCAAAGTCCGCTCAAGCGCTTGGTCTGAGTAATGACGAGTTGAGCGGCAGCCTGCTGGCCCTGCAGCAGATCGCCTCTAAGGGCACCGTGCAGATGGAAGAACTGCGCGGCCAGCTTGGGGAGCGACTGCCAATCGCCTTCGGTGCTGCTGCAAAGGGATTGGGGTTGACACAGCAGGAGCTGATTAAGCTGGTAGAGACTGGCCGCCTCACCTCTGATCAATTCTTCCCGGCCTTGACCAAGGGGCTTAACGAGCTAACAGCGGCTGCAGGGGGTGCGCCGACAGCGGCCCAAAACTTCCAGAAGCTCGGCAACGCTTGGAAAGATCTCCAAACGTCGTTTGGGCAAAACCTCCTGCCCCAGGTGATTGAGGGGGTCAAGGTGCTCAGTCAGATTCTGGAGGTGCAGGGAAGCAAGATGAGCGCCGACCGTCTTGGGTTCGGCACCGGTGCACTCGGCAGCTTTGGCATTTTCAAGCAAGAGGCGCTAGATGCCGTCGCCGTGCTCAAGCAAACGCAGCAGCAGCTGAATCTCACCGACAAGCAGGCTAACGCCCTGTTCTTTGATGCTCAAAAGCTAGAGGGCATCAACAACATCGGACTAGCAAAGCCAGAGCAGGTCGGCAGCGTGCTTGAGCGTTTCCGGGAGCTGGCCAAGATCTGGCGGGCCCGCTATCCAGACCGCACCGCTCAAACGGAGGCGGAGGCCGCAGCCGCGCGAGCGTTGCTGGAAACCGACAAACAGCGCCTTAACACTGCAACCAAGATCAACGACAAGATCAAGGAGTTGCAAGGCAAGCAAAGCAACCTTGATGTTAATAGCCCTGCGTATGCTGACGCCGGGATAGAGATTGCCGGTCTTAAGCAAAGGCTTGGCGACATTGCCAAGAAGGACGCCGAGCAGATCAAGTCCGCGCTTGGGGAAGGCGGCAGGATCGCCGCTGACAGCTTGATCAGCGCGGCCGAGCGCTTCAAAGGCGCCGGCGAGGCCCTCCGTGGTTCTCTTGAGGGCGCTTTCAAGTTCCTCACCCCGCAGATTCAGCGGCAGCTAACCGACAATGCGCGGAAGGACATCCAGGCCGCGCAGAAGGCCGGCATCTTCCGGGGGGACGTGGTTGGGTTCAACACCACGCCGGAGGAACTGCTGAGCATCGGGGGCTCAGCCCGTGGCGTGCTGGCTGCAACCAAGACTTTCGACGCAGCAGGCAAAGATCTGGTTGGCGCCCTCAATGCCGTCCAGTCGCCGCTGATCAGCCTGGCTGAAAAGGACTGGCAGGTAGTCGTCAACGTCGCCTCAGACGGCCTTGCTGCGGTCTCTGGTGACGTGCTCGGGGGTGTCGCATGAACCACTACATCTCCGGCGGTAAGGGCACCTTCACGGTCACAGGGCAGGCTGCAACCTTCCCCCGTAATCGCCAGCTGACCGCCGCCAAGGGCACCTTCACGGTCACAGGCAACGCTGCCCGCCTAGGGCGTTTCATTGCCGCCGCCGCAGGCACCTATGCCCTCACAGGCATCGCCGCAGGGCTCAGGGCCACAAGGCGCCTCACCGCATCCCCTGGCAGCCTTGCCCTCACCGGCATCGCCGCATCCATCGGCCCCAGTGCCGTGGGTCGCGTCACCATCGGCACCCTGAGCATTGATCGCAACCTCGCCGCGCAGCCCTTCGGCTACGACGAAACCAACACGCGCCAGGGCCTCACCGCGCGGAAGTGGCAAGTCTCGGGGCTGCTGACCAAGACGCAGTGGCAAGCGCTGGTGTCCGTCTACGAGGCCTGGCGGGATGCCCGCATTGATGACCCGGACTCGGTCGTCGCCCAGGACGTAGGCACCACCATCAATCTCACGGCCAGCACCAATGGCCAGAGCTGGATCAGCGTTCCCTGCTGGTTCTCCACCGCCCCCAGCGCGGAGCAGGTCGGCATCTACCTGCAGGCCTCCTGCGAACTGGTGGACGCCAATCAGGCGCTTGCCGTGGCCCTGCGGTCGCAGGAGATTGGCAACGATGACCGCCCGGCCCTTGGCACCTTCACCCTTGGCGGTGTTGTGTTGACGCTGCTCAAACCGCCGGAAACCTACCAAGACGTTCCGCAGCTGGCCTTGACCACGACAGGCCGCAGCTACATCTCTGGCCCGTTGGCTGCGACCAAGGTCTACCAGGTGGAAGGCACCACCAACGCCCCCGGCTGGGCAGGCATCCAGACGTGGTTTGAGGCTGCCGTGCAGGCCCGCCCCAGCACCGGCGATCTGTTCCCCATCTCGGCACCCTCAGCATCCGCTGCCAACCGCATCGAAGGCGGCCTCAAGGTCATCGAATACACGGTGTCTGTTTCCGTCGCTGAATCCCGCTGATGGTTGCCGACATCCGCGCCAAGATCAGCTGCAGCCTCGGTGAGGTCATCAGCGGCAACTGGAGCGACGAGGCCCTCGCAGTAGGCCAGGGCTTGATCCGCTGCCGTGGCCAACTCATCCTGCGGGGCATTGTGGTGCCCGAGGCCGGCACCATCGTCAAGCTCGCCTACGTGCGTGACGGCCAGCTAGCACTGGTGCCCAGGGTGTTGCGGGTGCTGAGCAGCTTCGCTGACCCCCTGCGCCAGACCACCACGGTGCAACTGGGCGACAAGCTCGTATGGCTGGAGCAGAAAAAGCAGGGCCCCACCCTCGGCACCACCGCCTACCCGCCCGATCCGCAGCCCGGCGACCAGCTCGACACACCACTGCCGTATCCGCCTCCTGAGTTTGGCAACAGCCCGCAGATTCAGCGACGGGTCTTTAACGGCATCTGCTGGAAAACGGAGATCATCAACCCAGAAGATGAGTTCGCCTTTGACTGGACCAACCCAACTACCTCACCGTTTGAACAGAACCCAGACCGCCCGGCAGATGAGGAGTTCAAGGCCCCGGTCACAATCGCGGCGCGGACCATCTTCATCAAGTGCCTGGCAGCCCTGGCCCTGACCAGCACCGGCATTCCGCTTAGCAGCGATTACGAGGAAAACCAAGTTGATCTGAGCAACGGCTACGTTGCTGCGATGGAGCAGCTGCTGAGTGCCGAAAGCTACGTCGGCTATCTTGACGAGCAAGAGCGGCTGGTCATACAAGCTATGTCGCTGCAGGAACCTTCCTCCGGTCCTGTAATCCGCGAAGTTGACATCATTGATATTGCTCCCATTGGCTCGGGTGAACTGCCGATGGATGATCCGGTTATCGAGTTTCGGGACACGCCACGCGAGCCCCCGAAGGCGCCCGAGCCTGAGCCTGTCGCACCAGTCGCCTACGACTTCGTTGGAGGCGCGTCGTACTTAGGCGACCCTGTGACGCTTATCAACGGCCTATTTACGGGCCGTACATGGCAAGACCCTGCTACGTTGGCGCTCCAGCGCCCTGGCGCCTCGCTGGCACTATTCAGCGTCAGCGGAGGCAATGGCGGCAGCGTCACACAGACACAGCAAGGCGTGGTGTTCACGCCTGAGCAGGGCTTCAACGGCACCGCGACCTTCTCGTATCAGGTCACGGACGGATACCAGCTATCGAACAGCGCAACCGTCTATATCCGGGTCAAGGATTCCAGCCCAACGCCTGAGGATCTGGCAAGGGACCTAGAGGAACAGCCGGCAACAGATCCGCCCCCGCCGGATGGCCCAGAGGGAGGGAGTACCTTTTGGACTTTTACCAGCGGCAGCAGAGAAACAACCACGGTCTCTTACCAGACCCTAAGCGGTGAGGCTGCCACCGCTTCCTATACACACTATCCGTCGTCTTCTACTAGAGAGCAGGCAAATGCCAACGGAAACATCAGCTATAAGGAGGAACGCCAACAAATCGGCCGTGCCGCATCTCTTGGCAACGCGGTGCAGCGTCATCTAGAGGCTGGCAGCAACCCAGACATTAGCGGTTCAGTGCCGGTGACGACTGTAACGCTGACGCAGTACAAGCCAATCGAAGGTAAAGATCCGAACAGCCCGACAGAGGATGGCATCGGGTGGGGCGCCTGCGTTATCAATGGAGACTGTCCGGCTGATTTGTCATTTCCAAGTGGCGCTGCTGCTGGGTCTGTTCATCGTTACGGGAAATGCGCGTATCGCTTCACTGGTACTTATTGGGAAATTGCGACCGGCACCGTCAATGATCCTGATACACAGCAGAACCCACGCCTCACCCTTGGTGATGCCAGAAACCTTGGGCTTATCGGGGAGGTTGACGAGGAACCTGTATCCGAAACGGTTACCACCTATGAGCCTGGGGAGATTGCGATTGGCGCTTTAAGCTGGCCGGATGGAATGTTGCCTCCTCTGACCTATCCGGCCTATGTCGGGGAACGAGTGCGGACCGAGTATTACAGGGATCGCTCAAGGGGGATCACGCGCACGGTCACAACACGCTATGCAGCAGCCTACAAAACACCGGAAGGACAACAGCGTCTAAACGCACAGGCAGAAGCCGTGGGCTCATCCCAGTGGCTGGCAGATGCCACGTCATTGGTATTTGCAGGGCAAAGCAGTAACACCCGGTACGATCCAAACTTTGGATTGCGGCCTGCCGCGCCGGCTGATTCGTCAAAGCCTAGAGAGCCTGATGGGGCGGACAGCGGAGACACTGGGGGCGATCCGCCGCCAGGTCGGCAGACTGGGGGCAACCCTGGCCCGCCCGATCTGCGGCTGCCGCTGAGCCCTGCGATCCCAAAGACGTGGGACCGGGAAAATGGGTATCAGGAGCAGTGGGCTGAGTACCAGCAGCAGAACGCCAATGCCTTGGCTCTGCGCTACGCGCGGGCACAACGCACGATTGCTTACGGGAACCGCTACGGCATGAGCCTTCAAGTCGTGCCGTGGTCGGTGCCCCGGTATCCGCTGGAGCCGATCTACCTCGATCTGGCTGGAGTGGTGGGGGCGTATCGGACCAATGGGATCACGGTGGCTTTTGACAGCAATGGCGTGGTGGCCAACATTGACGCGCTGCTGGTGGGCGGCATTGGCGGTGCGGGCCCGGCCTATTTCCCGGTGCCTTCCACCGTGACGAGTCTGCCTGCGGTGCCTAGCAGCACGACGACACCTGGGGCAGTGCCCTGGAGCAGCATTCCGGTGCCGCCGAACTTTGACCCTGCAGCGCCTGGTGATGCGCTGGAGAGCATTCCTAGCCTGGATGTGGTGGAGTACCCGGAAACGCTGGCCCCGGACTTCATCATTCCGCCGACGGCGCAGACGGTAACCGTGGAGCGCGGGGTGAGGGTCGGACTGCGGGTGAAGCGGATTGGCTATGCCGTGGTGCCGCTGGAACGCGAGGTGGCGATAGGCGTTGTGGTTGGGATCTCGGCATCAATGGTGACGACCGGAGACTTTTTTGTCGAGGGGCTGGATGCCACCCTGAAGAAAGACTCCCTGATCGCCGCCGAAGTTGGCGCAGTCGATGTCACCGGCAACGATGCGGCACTGATCAAGGCTTAGGGCAACCTAGCTCATACGCTGTAGACCGTGGCCCTCACCGCAACCCTGAGCACCCATGAGCTAGCCCGTGTGGCAGGCCTTTGCTACGAGGGCAAGCGCGTCCGCGTCAGCCTGGCCAACGTGGGATCCACCGGCTTCACGGCAGAAAGCACCGTCACCGACTGGGATTCCGTCAAGGTGTCGGGCAGTGGCTATGTGGACTTCACCGACGTGGTGGAGGCCGGCGCTTTTGATGCCACGGACTCCCGCTACGAGATGGGCGGCACCAGTGGGGCCAACACCTACATCTATGCGGTGTTCACCCCCAGTGGTGGCAGCATCACCTACGACCGGATCTACGTCGTGCTCGGGACTGACAACGGCAGCGGGGGATGGACAGAGGAGACGCGGGTGCATTCGCTACTTGTCGAGTCGCCGGCCGTCACGCTGGCGCCTGATGTGCCCGTGACCTACCGAATCCAGCTGTTTGCGGCTAGCTGATGGGCACTCGCATCAGCGTTGACGTTGCTCAGGCCCTGCTTTCACAGCGGGTGAGTGCCTTGGCAGCGGTGAACCGCGAGAAGCGGTTGGAGCGTGAGCAAGGGGAGCGGGATAAGGCCAAGATCCAGGGGGCGATTGAACGCGGTGTGGATGGCGCTGCGGGCAGCGGTGGCGGGTCTGGTGGGCTTGGTGGCCCCAGTGCAAACGGCCGAAACAGGGCCAGTCAGGCTGCCAGCGCAAGCCCATTGGCTGATCTGGATGCCCAGCTGCGGGCAGGGACGCTGCGGTCTGGCGTGCCGGAGTACTACACGGGGCCCAAGGTGGCGGCGACGCCTCGGGGCGGCAAATCGTGGCTGCTGGTCCCGTCTGACGCGGAGTTCAGGGCCAAGGTGCGCGGATTGCCGCCGTTTGCGTTTTCTAACGCTGAACCGTTCCTGTTTCAGTTCGACGCATCAGGGGGACCTGCTGGGCGCGGCGCCGCATACATGGCCACGGCGCCAGTGTTTGCGGACGGGGATCGCACATGCTCCTACGCACTGCAGGCAACTGGCGGCACGGGCAAGGAGCCCCTGTCTCGATCGTTGACGTTTGAGGCGTTGCTGCGATTGATGCCTGCCATTGCAGGGTCCCCGTATTTTCAAAGCTCAATCCAGGTGGCAATCCCCGGCGTCGTTGGATTGTCGATTGGCCATCTTTGGGATCAAGTAGACGAAACGACTTACACGCCTTATCGCGTTCTGAACATTGACTACGGGGCAGCGTCTTACAGCGCTACAAACATCGAGATTCCCGGAGTGACGGCAGACGTTATCGCGTCCGTTGCGGATCCAGCAGTTTGGCATCACGTTGCAGTTGTTCAGCAGCCAGGATCAAGCCCGACGACTCGCAACGTTTCGCGCTACTACAACGGGCAGCGGGTGGCATACAGTCCAGAGGTAAGCGCCGAACTGCTGCCAGCATGGGACACGCCTAGTAGTCCCAACCCGGCCGCGAGACTGTTAGGAGTCTACGCAGACATTGGTTTTGCGTTTGACGACACGGGAAGTGCGCCAACAATTAGCCAGCCATCAAAGGCCCACGGCTTTCGTTTCACCCCCCGCGCGCTTTACACCGGCAACACCTACACGCCGCCCACTTCCATCACGTCTCTAGCATGAACGCACCGCAGTCACAGATGCCCCAGCAGCTGCTTGCCAGGCTGCAGGCCATCGCACAACTCAACCGGCAGTCACGCCTCAAGCGTGAACAGCTCGCACGCACCATCACCAAGGCATCCTCATGACCGCTCTACCGTTCCTGCAAGCCCCGGCAAAGGCATCCAAGCGCGTGGTTGGCAATGAGGCCAGTGGCACGCTGGAGGTGCCTGTTCTGGGCGGTCTGACGGTGGCAGAGAGTGCCACGATTCAGGATCTGCTCTCAGGCGATCAGAGCACCTTTGTCAAAGCTGCGCAGATCGCTGATGCGATTGCCAAAGCCGAGGGGGTGACGCTAGTGGAGGCCTTTGAGCTGGTGGAAGCGGCAGTGGCCGGCCGCGAGTTGGAACCCGAAGCCTTGACCATGAAGCTGCGCCACGCGGCGCGGATGGAAGAGATGGGCCAAGTGCTGCGCAGCGCAGGGGAGCGCACAAGGCAGGCCACCGTGACCGCCCTGATTCGCCACCGGCTTGGGATGCCCGAATGGACCATGGCGGACACCCAGGGCCTTCATCGCCGGCTCTTCGATGAGCTGTACCGGCTGGCCGAGGATGAAACGGTCACGGAAGACCTGCCCAGCAAGCCCAGGAGTGAGGAAGAGCTGGGAAAGCCGCCAGCGGGCGGTGGCAGCCCGAAACGTGGGACTGGGAAGAGATCTTCTGGAGCCTGATCGCCGCGTTCCCTGGCCAGTTCCACCGGGCCACCTTTGGGGATGAACGGCGGGCCGTGGTCATCAGGGCATGGAACCATCTGCAGCGAATGCGGATGGACGCGGCGGCGCTGGCAGAGCTGCCAATTGCCTACCTGCATTCCACGACCCTGAACCTGAACAGGGACGAGAAAAAGCGCAAAGAGCCGTTCATGCCGGCAGACGTGGCCCTGTTCCAGCGTGAGCAGAAGGCCAGCAGCAGTGAGGGCCTATCGCCCCAGGTGGCGGCAGTGGCGCTGAGCCTGCAGCGGGAGGGGCAAGCACCCCCGATCCTGCTGGCAGCTTGGCCTGAGATCCTGAAGGCTTCCAATCCTGACGTGGCACCCCCTGGCCTGCGGTGCCTGCGGTCAGACGATGGCGTGGTGTGGGTGCTGGCACCCAAGCTGGAGGGCCGGAACGTGCGCGGTGGGCTGGTGTGCGTGGCCAAGCCGCTACATGGGCCAGTCAGGGTTCGGGACATGGACCGGCCATTGCTGCACTACGACCTCACGGTGCCCAACCGTTACGCGGCAGCATGGCTAGAGGGCGACCTGCTTTTGATGGCAACCTGAAAGCATGGACGTGCTCACCCTCAGAGGCCAGCTGGCAACGGTGCTGAGCCCGTTCCTGGGGCTCTACACGCTGGCTAACGGGGTCACCACGCCATCCATTGCCGTGCGCTCTGCAGGGGAAGGCCTGGCACCGGGTACGCGGGTGAGCGGGCTCGAGTGCGTCATCTTGGTTGAGCCGGACCTAACGCCGGTTCTGCAGTACCAGGGGCAGGGGGCAACACGGGAATGGACGGTGTACCTGACCGACTGGGAAGGGGATGCCAACCTGAACACGGTGGCCGGCATACTGCTCTACTCGTTCTCAGGATCTACGGTCACCCGGATCAACGTGCCCGAGCGGGTGGGGCCGAAGAACCAGATGCAGCTGAGGATCCCGAGCGAGGCAGGGATTCTCAACTACACGCCGCCAACGGGTCTGGCCAACCTGGAACTGCCCAAGAGCATCAGCATCACGGCGCCGGTTGCGGGCGACGACTTCACGCTGTTCCGTGCCGATACGGACGTGACGCTGACGGCGGTGCTGGCGGTGTTGCAGGGTGCCAGCAGCCCCAGCGTCACCTTTGTCATCAAACACGCCGCAGACCGCACGGCCAGCGGCACGGCCGCCACGGTCAGCACCACCGTCACCAGCACCACCACGGGCACCAGCGTGGCGCTGGCCCAGATGCCGATTCCGGCGGATGCCTTTGTGTGGTTGGAGATCAGCGCGGTCAGTGGCGTGGTGGATGAGCTGAGCATCACGCTGGAAACCTAGGGGACCACCGCCGATTTCTCTCCGTGGCCTCTTTCGTCAAGTACGAGCAGTTCGTAGCTGACCTGTGCAGCGGCGTGCATCAGTTCCAGACTGGCACCAGCCACGTGCTGAAAGTGGCGCTCACCAACACCGCGCCCAACGCTGCTACTCACGCCGTCCGCGCTGACATCACCGAGCTGTCCACCAGCGGCGGCTATACCAGCGGTGGTATCTCTGTCGGCACGATTACCGGCGCTGAGACTTCCGGCACCTTCAAATGCACAGGCGGCACCGATCCTGTGTGGACGGCATCCGGCGGTGGCTTCACAGCCCGCTATGCCGTGCTCTACAACGACACCCCTACCTCCCCCGCTGACCCAGTAATCGGCTACTGGGATTACGGCTCCAGCTTCACCCTGGCAGCCGGCGAGACCTTCACCGTTGACCTTGACCAGACCAACGGCCTGTTCACGGTGGCCTGATGGCGATTACCAACTTCGATCAGTACATCGGAGCGGTCAAGCAGCACATCCAGATCAGCAAGTCGGCGGCCGTCACCACGACGGCCGGGAACTGGGCAACCACCTTCGCGGCTGCCGGATTCCCCGGCGCTGGATCCTCGCCTGCCAACACCACCACGGGCCTGGTGCCCACGGATGCAACCACCGGCTTCCCGACGATCCAGACCTTCAACGGCTCCAACAAGGGCTACTTGTCGCGGGTGGAGGCTTTCTCCCCCGTCAACCAGACCTTGGCGCTGTTTGATCTGATCTTCTGGGCCGGTCCTACCACCATCCCCACCAGCGGCACAACCACCGTCACGCTGGGCACGCAGCCCGACTATTCGGGCCGGCTGCCCTTCCGTTCGGATGGGACCACCCCGGCATGGGAGGAAGTGGAGATGTGGGTGTGGCTGAGCACTGCAGGCTCCAACCATGCCCACACGTTCCAGATGTCCTACCGGGACCAGGACAACAACACCGCAGAGAGCAGCGCCACGGTGAGCACACAGAACGTGGCGGTTAACCGGGTGCTGCGGGTGCCTTGGAACGCTGGCGACTATGGCGCCCGCCTGATGAATGGCTATCTGGTGAACGGTGCCACCAGCGCCACGGGTGCGGTGACGGCCATGTTCCTGCGGCGGTTGTGGACTGGCCGGGTGGAAGCCAACACCCACAAGGTATTTGGCCCCGATCTCACGGGGATGCCTGAGGTGTTCGGCACCTCGGCCATCATGCTCATGGCCCTGCCTGAAAGCACCAGCACCAGCACACCAAACGTCCTGATCGAGATCGCGGAGGGTTAAGCCATGGCTCGGGCGCGGGTCCGCTTTGGCGTCTGGGCCCGGCCTGGCATCTTCACTAGAACCACCGCCTTCACGCCTCGGGGGGCTACGCGCAGCATTGCGCGGGCGCTGTATGGACCCAGCGGCTTGCCGGCATTTCGCGGCACCTTTGCCGTCACGGGCAACGCGGCAACCCTGAACAAGGGCAAGACCCTTGTTGCCGACGCGGGTGCGGTCTACGTCAGCCACAACTGGGGCACCGGCTATTGGGACGGCTCGACGTGGCGTGACGTAGGCGATAACGCCATCTTGCGCCGTCCTCTGACTCTGCTGGCCTCTGCTGGCAGCTTCACGGTCACGGGGGTATCCGCAGCCCTGAGCCGTCCGCTCAGCCTGTCGGCGGCTGCCGGTGCGCTGACGATCACGGGCAACGCGGCGGCTTTGGCCAAGGGGCGCACCCTTGCCGCCAGTGCCGGGGCGTTTGCGGTCACGGGGGTTGCGGCAGGAACGCTCCGCAGCCGCCTGACCACGGGCGCCGTTGGTGCCTCCAGCGTGTCTG